TTACACACCAGCACCTATGAAGTCACCACTCGACTCATCTTCAAGGCTGATGTATTCAACCCGCCACTGATCCATTCTGCGAAGAGCATACAAAGAAAAATGGGTGTCAGCTATTGGTAAGCATTTTTCCATAGCAATTAGCTCTGACTGCCCTTGGTTTGGGTCACCATAATATTGAGTAAAAAGAGCTTGTATTTCAGCACATGTTTGCTCAGCACTTTCTCGCGCTTTAATGCCACCTTCGACTGCATCATATACGACATTAATAGATAGCTCATAGGGACATCCTTCTTCAAGATCGTTAAAACGATCCTCACCAAGGTCAAAAAAAATGCCGATTAAATTATCCGAGCGAGTACCAATAATTTGTGCTACTTCTTTCTCAAACTTGAATTTTTTAGTATCAAATGCCCTTAAACGTTCCTCAAAAACATCAGGAAAAGCAGGTCTTCCATATTTTGCAGCCAACCACTGCTTAAGTCCTTGTTTTTCTTCAACTGAAATAGAGTACTCAGTATCACACTCTTCACATACAAAGTCATTTTTTGAAAGAATGACTTTGTTTTCATGTCGCAATTCAATGGCATCAAAGTTTGCGGCTGCTTGCTTTAAAAAACATAAATCAAGGATGCGAGGATGTTTAGCTCGGGTTCTTTGGCTAGATCCCTTTTTTAAAGGGCCGACTATCACTTCTATGTTTTTTTCTGAACCACTTTGTAAATCGCAGTCATGAGTAATGACTACGACTTTCCTCCCCGAATCCTCTAGAGTAAGTAACTTCAAAGCAACAGCATCGTTGTGTTTTAAAATTTGGCCCTGACGCCAAGAAGTTCCTAATTCCAACATAGAAATTCTCGTTTAATCCTTTAATCCTGAACCTGGAATAGACATAGAAGATTTCCAGTCATCGCTCGGTTTAGCCTTACTACCTATAAAGTTAGCGCTTTCCGCTGCCTGATTCATAGTTCTAGCTTCATCTATTAGAAGCATAACAGGACGATGCCAATCCTCACCGTTTGCTACAAGATTCATTAAGGATAGACCATCAAAAGCTTTCATTTTAATCAATAGCTTAGCATCAGTTATATTTGCTTTTGAAAACTCATCAGCAATATTACTTAAAGTAATAATAAATTTAGTCTTTGCTTCATCATCAGGCTGATTTTCACCGGATAACCACTTATAAAGTGCTTGCCGAGTTATGCCTAAATCTTTAGCCAGCTCGGACATTGAAGGTGATAATACTTGGCGAATATTGCCTAAATGTTGAGCTACAGTCCTGAAAACAACATCTTTTGAATTCGTATCATAAGAAGCAGCTTGGCTAGACTCAAAAGCAAATTGAACTTTGGACTGTATGAATGGCCGCCACTGTCCAATCTTATCTACAGGATAAGACGCCCCAGTTCCTGCGAGCAGTAATGAAGTAACTACTACAGCTTTTGTCACTGAAGGGACAAAGAAATTAGGCAAATTATTTCGTTCTACAACACTTCCTGTAGGCATATTAAGCACCATAATTCCCTCCTAAATTCTCACTTCCATTTACTGATAGCAAAATCAGTAACCATTTTATAAAACGATTCTTTGACTTTGCCATGTAAAGACAGAATTTGTTTTTCAATTTTCAGTGGTTCAATAGGCATATTACCTTCCACAAAATGATCTGTGTCAATAATCGCATGCCAGCGTTGCTCAGTATTTCTAAACTGTGACAGTGCAATCAAGCCATTTGGCACCATATCCGGTGGAAAACTTAGTTGTGTATTCATTTTATGAATACGTGCAACCATAACACCTTCTTGAATAAGTGGCTCTACTGATGTTCTATATACCGCTTCCTGAATTGACTGGATCTGTTGTAATCCAAAATCCACATCATGTAGTTCATTCACTAGGTATTGTTTTACAGTTTCATCATCATGTGGTATCACAGCATCTAAATAACGCAGCCCCAAGCGACTGATGAATGCAGGTTTAGCGTATTCAATAACCTTGTTTAACCCTAACATCAAAGACGATATGAAAGGCTCATGAGTCACATAATCGGTTGTATGGAATGTGATATAATCGTTACCTAGTATAAACCCAGATGTTCTTTCCGAATTTATCATCAACCATTGGGTAACCTGCTCAAATGATGGTTGCGGCGGTTCATTCGGATTTTTAAACTCAAACCGCAACTCGGGAGTTTCGTGAGCTTCGAATAAAGGAAACCCTTCGACTCTAAGTGCATCCTGAATTTCTGCGACATACTTTTTCATCGCAGCAATCGGAGCGAATTTAACTTGTACCAATGCATAATAGATAGGTGCATTAGCCATGCGTTCATTGCTAGTGCCCATGACGCTCTCCTAATAATAAATAGTTATGTTCCATAATTTCTATTCTCTAAGTTTACATGTAGGTTGACACTTTCTCTACTGCTAAGTTCATCTAATTACCAATAAGTGCAACTAGCAGTGCTATCTACAGCACTATTTGTGACCGCGCGCAATGCTATCCCCGCCACGCCTGCGCGCTTTGCAGGTCGCTTTTCATGCACTTGCATGATCCATTGAGATCCGCGCCGGAACTGGCGCTAACAGGGGAAATAGGGGAGGGGATCGACATGCGGAATCATGCACTATATGCATGCATGACCCAAATCACGATGGGAGGTCACACATGCATCGTTTTATGGGAAATTTATCAGTGCGACTTTTGGCCGTCGGCGTTATAGAAAATCTCATCATAATTTTGGCTCGTCACTATCTGGCTGGTCAGGTCTGATATCAACGACATGGCGACAAGAAACTCACTATTACTGCACTGTGCAACTTGCGAAACTTCAGCAATAAATTTAATTCTTGTTAGCGTTAGTTCTATTTTATCAACGTGTTCCATGCAGGTTCCTTATTATACTGTATTTATATACAGTATTGAGTAAAAGAATATTAAGGTCAATACCGTATACGGCTATTTAGCTAAATCAGATGCTTGTGACGCGCTATATGTTGTAAAAATAATCCAATGTGACGCGTCACAAAGGTTTAATTACGCTAATTAATAGGCTGTTGATACCTTTGGTCTGCCAGCACGCAGCTTCACCCCGCAAACAGCATCCATTCGGATCGCCCGGCAAGGTATCGCCACATTTGCCGCAACGTTGTTTACCCATCTCGGCCAGTTGCTCTTTTAGTCGCAGGTTATCTTGCCTAATCAGCAGCGCGATATATTCTGGTAAATCATAGGCTGGCCGGAACAGACGCCGGGCGGCCATGCCCTCGGTCAGCATGGCGAACTCTTCCGGCTCAAGTCGGGCGCGAACCTCATTGATACCGGCAGATTTATCACGTTGGCGCTGTGCCTGTTTGCGGGTAGTTGCGGCGGTTTTAGTCATGGTTTTCCTCACAGGTAGATTAATCATCGAATTCCGGCCAGTCGGACAAGGTCGGATAATGGATAACAGCATCACCAACAGACATTTTTGCCCCACGGGCTAACGATTCCAGTACCCAGCGTTGGACAGTGATATCTTTCAGCAGTAAATCATTGCGGATTTGGGGGATGCGCTGGCGTTCTTCGCGGGTTAAACGGGCCGATGGCGCAATAAGTCGGCCCTTGGTGGGGTCATAACTGCGTTGTATCTTGCTGATCGTTGGCTGTTTCTCTTTAACGCGGGCCACCATCGCCTTTACGGCGGCAGTGTCCGACCAGTCAATAACGGCGTCCGGTGGGTATTCCATCGCCATCACAGGCGTTTTAGCCTGCCCGTTGGGGTCATTTAGCGCCGGGGTCTTTCCACCTAACCCACAGTTATTGACAGGACTCCGAGGCGCGCCAGAGGCGCTTTTCAAAGTCAAAGGCTCAACGTCAACGGCACCAGCAACGATGCGCCATTGGGTTGTACGGGTTTCATGAACATGGTCAGCGCCCAAGTGCGGCGCATAAATACCGACGACTTTCTGCACTTCCTCATCGTAAGCGTTCAGCTCATCGGCGATACGTTTGGCTAACCGGACGGTCTGGTTGCCGCAATTGGTGCCACCTTGCGCCATGATGTAGGCAGCAAAATCACCCTCGTCAGCAGCATGGCGCACGGCTTCCACGGTTTCGTCGAAAGTCTCAGCCAGACTGATAAAACGGATACGGCGACATTCGCGATAAGCGCCCATAGAAGGAATGCCAATCGGGCGAAACTGAGGGATGCGCCACGTTGCCGCCCACGCTGTCACCGCCGCTGCGGATTCAGTCAGCAGTTCACCGGTTTCATGATCACGTTCACCCTCAAGCGCATAGCCGTCGATATTCTTGGCAATGTATTTAGCGATGTAACCAGCGGCCCCGCCTTTGTTCAGGTGCTTGCACTCAAAGCGGTATTTAGCAGCCCCGCGCTCGTCACCATCTTCTTTCAACGCATAGCGGCGCATGATGTCGATTACCTGCTGGCGCTGGCGGCGTTGGCAAAACAGCATCATGTGCCAGTGCGGCGTGCCGTCATGGTGTGGCTCAACTACTCGCATTCCGTAGACGCTTAATTCGTTGTCTTTAAAGGCGGTGCGCATTTTGCTCCAAATCTTGCAGAGATAACTCTGGCCGTCTTTAGGGGAGTAGGCTTCGTCGTCCCACTTATGGTTAAGCTGGATTTTTGTGTTATCCCCTTTACCGATAAGGCGGGTCGGGTGATATTTTGACGGGGTGGTGATGGTCAGGAACATGCCGACGTGTTTCTGTGAAGCCGCGTACTTTTCGATACCGGCGATGGTGCTCATTAGCTCCATACGGCGAATTTCTGGATTAGAAATACTCGCCATCACCTTATCAATCAGGTCGATGCGCTCACCGGTTTCAACATTTTCTAACTGGCAACTTTTGAGGTATTCCAGATTAGACTGGCGGCGGGCGAACACTTCGCGGATTGCTTGCTTACTGGCATAAGAAGACGCTGACTTATCACGGCTGACATTACCGACTGCAATCAATAATGCTTCCCGCCAGCGGGTGCGCTGTGCTTTGAGTTTGCGCTCCCACCATTCGGGATTAACCAGCCGTGATAGGCTGGCGATAGCTGAGGTGATATCTAACCGACCTTTCAGGTATTTGCGCCAGTGCATCGGGGTGATATTAAAAGCGCGCGCCATTCTGGCAAGATCGCCGAATATCCGTACCTGTGTATCGGCCTGTAATAAAACGGCTCTGTCACCCTGATTAGCCTTAATGCATTCATCACAATGATGGTTGTACGCCACCATTAGCTCATCACCGATTTTGCGGGCAAAGCGGCGCAGCTCTTTATCATGCATACCCGCTAGGCTGGCATAGGTTGGGGCATCAGTGGAAAAGCTCATTGACGCACTGAGGCGCATAACATTCTTGCTATTAACCACCTGAATACGCGGCCAGATACGCTGGTCAAAAACAAACACCAGCCATTTATTAGCGTCGTTTAGCCCTTTATTGACTAACAGGTATTGATAGCGAGAAATAAACTGGCTACGCAGGAAGTGAGGCAGATTATGGATATTGGCTAAAACGGCTTGCCCCTGAATCAGTTGTTCACGGGTAAGCGGTCTTTGAATGCCGGGCAAGGTTTGGCGCGGTTTGCTGCCGGGGTAGGTATAGGCAGGAACAGCAGCGCCGCTGCCCGGATAGGGCAACGGCGCTGTTGGGGTAATGCGGCCACGCATATTATTAATGCTGGTCATAAGACTGAGTGATTATGTGCTCAGCGATTTGATTAAGTAGTTCAGCAGCTTCTACGCCATTTAGTTCACGATTCAAAATTTGATTTGCGATTTCTTCCAAACGAGATGAGACAAGTGCCGCCTGATTTTTTCGTTCATCCATGCGCGCTTCATTGAGTATTAGCTCCATTGATTCAACAGACATCATTGTGACTGAGCGGTCACTGCCCGGCTTGGCCGGGTCTACGCCCATCCATATATTTTGGGTTGTATTCTGCATAGATAATTCCTGTTTTTAGGCAATACGAAACCCGGCGAGTAGAACGCCATATATTGCGGTTATGATTAATTAATAATATTCAGAGTGCAGTCATCATTACTGACAAATGACGGTAACGAACGAGTAAACTCAATTAAGTAATTCAACGTTTCAACAACAGACTCTCTTTCTGCTGGCGTTAATTCTGAAAACTGCATATTCACATGACGGCTTTTTAACCCGGCATGAAAACAGATTGTTTTACGCAAATGTGCCGGTGACATATCAAAAGCCTCCTGAGCAATATTCTTTCTATTACGTAAATATTTTTCTTTAATTTCAGCAATACGAGCAATGCCCGTCATTCTCAATTTTTCAGCTTCCGTTAATTGCAGCATATATCCCCCAATCAACGCCCAAACAGACGACGTAATATTGGCGTCTTCTTTGCAGAGGACAATTCTTGTAAAAGCGCCTTTTGATTACTTCCCGGCTTCCAGCGCTGGCCGTTCTTCAACTCCAGCATACCGTGACCAAAATGACGAAGAGTTACTGGGTTTTGTTTTTTTAGCAATGGAGCTATAGATACAACCATTATCTTCTCCTTAATTAGCACATTGGCTATTGATTAATATTTAATCAGCAGCCAACAGAAACTGGTTTTAGCCATGCCCATATATGGTTGCTGTGATAGGATTGAATCGTTAAAAACAACAACACTCCAAAGGACTAGCCAATGCCTAAAAACCCGATTGAAATCCACCCAACTAAAATCTCATCTATAGGTTTTCAGAGTGAGGGATTCTTTAAAGTCATTTTGCCTATCTCATCAGAAAGCAAAATTACAACAAGTGACACCTTGGCGATTTGCCTTACAGTTGAACAAGCAAAGGATTTACATAATGTTCTTGGCGATCAGATCAATTTTCTGATGAAGAATTGCGATTAATATTAAGAACTCCTTGGGCTAGACATAACACCTCTCTTTCATCCATGAGAGGGTCTAGTCCAAAAATTTTCACTCCATAATAAATCAGGCCGACGTGGGCACCTTTATAAGATAAATCTCTAGCGTATACGCTAACGTTGTTATCAAAAATAATATCGGCTCCAGTACTTAATCCAAGCTCACCAAATTCATATTCTGTTGATTCAATATTCTTCTCCTGCACACATTTCTCGGCGCTACCATTGATTGCCGAGAAAACGGCATTCATGGAAGCATCAACATAAAAGTGTTCATCGTTTTCAAGACGTATTAATGCGTAAAAATCAGTTTTTTCCACTCTCTTAATATCTTCTCTGTTAATAATAACGAACGACTTCCCATCTTTTATTTTTATAAAGTTTTTCATTCTTACCTCTTTGTTTATTTATGATTTCAAGCCAATCCAGCCACAACACCCAAGCCACCGATAACATCTATAGTTGAGGTCAGAGCTGGATTGGTTTGAATTTTATTTTGTACAGTCATTCCGATTAGAGCCAAATGGCGAATCGCAGTATTGACGCTATCCAGCAGGGCAGATTTACTGAACGCTGTTTTGTGATTACCTTGCACCGCAGCGGCAGCAATAGACCCCACGGCGGCAGTAGCATGTAGCGCATAAGTCGGGATATTGCCGGGGCAGGCTTCATTGACTGGCACAGATGGCATGCAATTGATTTGTGACAGCAGACCGTCTAATAACGTTGGGTCTTCGGTCTGGTCGGTAATGCGTAATAGCTCGTCAACGGTCAAACGGTGCGGCTGATCGGGGTTCAATTTATTCCGTAGAACCTGCGCCGCAATCCCTGCGTTTGCTGCCAGCTCGACTAAGTTGTGCTTTAACGCAAACTGGCGGCAGGCGTTATCAAAGTGCGGATGTTTGGACACTGAAAAATCAAACATGGCTTACTTCCTCACATATGCCGACAATTAGTTGGCAAATTTGAATATCGAACATTACTGGTTTGCCGCTTCTTTAGTGAGAGCGATCATATTTACGAGAACCTTTTCCATTTTGCGAACTTTCTGGCGGATAGGTAGACGACCATCTTTCACCATGCCACGGCAGGTTTCATAAGGGATTCCGCTCAATTTTGAGAACTCGGGCAGGGATAAATAGGGAGAGGTTACTGTGATTGCAAGGTTTTGCATCATGGTGCATCCTGTAATGTGTGGTTAATGCGGGTTAATTTGTGTCTGCGTACAACAATGAGGAATTTAATCCTCAAATGTGTACGAGTCAATATTATTTCGGTGGGAATATTGAATGATTTTTAGTGGCGGACAGGCTGTTGTTGATAGGTTATTGAAAGCCTACGGTTTTTCAACGCAACGTGAGCTTGTAGGAAAAATAGGTGTTGGTCATGGAACAGTAAGCACGTGGATTAAACGTGGGTATTTTCCCGGCAAAGAAATTGTTCAGTGCGCTCTTGAAACGGGTGCATCTTTACAATGGCTAGCAACTGGGGAGGGTGAACCGTGGGAAGCCGACAAAGCTACTAATGAAAAAGAACATGCTAAATTAATTCAGCATAGAAAGTTGGTTGATGGATTGTTAACCGATGCTAGCCCCGTATTACTTGATCCTGAATTACTTCCAGTACAGATAGATGAACCTGAGTTGATTTCATCACCTAATACCAAGAGTTCATTTCTGGTTGAGCATCAATTCAAGAAAATCACTGATGGCTTGTGGCTTATTGAAAAAGCGGGAGTTGTATCTATCAGTGAGCTTACCCGTTTACCGGGTGATGTATGGCGTATCAATGATGTCAATTGGCCGGTTAGTGAGGTTAATATACTGGCGAAAGTTGTCGGTGAAATTACGGGCTATTAATAGCCGACGCTAAAAAGTAATCGACGCACTAATGGAATAATAATCTAATGAAATTATTAGCTAGTGCTGTAATCGGTATTCTTCTTTTATCTTTACCTACGATCACTATGGCAAAAAATTACCCCTGTTCCGGTAAAAAAGGCGGGGTATCCCATTGTGAAAATGAGAAGTTTGTCTGTAATGATGGCTCTATCAGCAAATCAAAGAAAACCTGTACACGTTAGTTTTTAATCAGATGTTTGTCGTGCTACATATCAAACATTGACTACTGTTTTTATATACAGTAAATAAGCCCAAGGGATTATTCTTGAGGACTTATTTATGGCAGTACGGAAGTTACCCAACGGGAAGTGGGTCTGTGATTTTTACTCAGATGGCCGTGACAGTAAGCGGGTTAGGAAAACCTTTGTTACTCGCGGCGAGGCGATGCGCTTTGAACGTGAACAATTAGCGCAACGTGGTGATCTGGATATTGACTACACACCGGCAGAGACTGCCGCGCAGAGGTTAAAAACATTGGTCGGTCAGTGGTATGAACTCCACGGGCGCTCTTTGAGTGACGGCAAAGCAAGATTAGATAAACTTAATATCCTGTGTGATAACTTGGGCGATCCTGCTGTTGCTGATTTTGACCGGGAAGTGTTCGCCAAATACCGCAAGCAGCGTTTAGCCGGTGAGTTTAGTCGTAAGCCAAAACACGGAATCGTTAAACCGCCAAAAGAGGCAACGGTCAACCGCGAACATGCTTATCTGCGAGCTGTCTTTAATGAGTTGAAAAGGCTAGGGCATTGGAATCATGCGAATCCGCTGGATGGCGTCAGGTTATTTCGTGAAAGTGAAAACGAATTAACTTTCCTTTATGAGGACGATATTAAGCGTCTGCTGCATGAGTGTGACAGTTCCAGCAACAAAGATCTCGGCATAATCGTTCGTATCTGTCTGGCTACCGGCGCGCGCTGGAGTGAAGCGGAGCAACTAAGACAAGCTCAGGTGATGCCAAATAAAATTACTTATATCAACACCAAGAGTAAAAAGAACCGAACAGTCCCTATTTCTGCGGAATTGCACAAACTTATTCCAAAGATGAAAGGGCGCTTATTCGCCAATGCCTATGACGCATTTGGGCAAGCCATTGACCGGGCTAAACTGGTGTTACCTACCGGCCAGTTAACCCACGTTCTACGGCATACTTTCGCCAGTCATTTTATGATGAACGGCGGCAACATATTAGTACTACAACAAATCCTCGGGCACTCCACTATCCAAATGACCATGCGCTATAGCCACTTTGCACCGGATCATTTAGAAGCGGCAGTGAGTTTGAATCCATATGACCGAATACAAGACTTTAAAAAGATAGGAAGAAATTATATATGAACAAAAAATATCAAGTTTTTGTCAGTTCGACATATGACGACCTGCGAGTTGAAAGGCAAGAGGTTATTCACGCGTTACTTGAACTTGATTGTATTCCCTCCGGTATGGAGCTATTTCCTGCGGCAGATGATGACCAATGGAGTTTAATAAAAGATATAATTGATGAATGTGATTATTATATTTTAATATTAGGTGGAAGGTATGGTTCATTAAGCCCTAAGGGTATGGGTTATACAGAAATGGAGTACCAGTATGCATTAAAAACAGAAAAACCAATAATTGCTTTTTTGCATAAGACTCCGAATTCTTTGCCGAAAATGAACACTGAAAACACTCCCGAAGGTACAGAAAAATTTCAAGTATTTAGGGAGTTAGTTCAAAACAAGATGTGCAAATATTGGGAGTCTGCTCAGGAACTGGGGTCTGTGGTTAGTAGGAGCTTAGTTTCATTACAGAAACGAAATCCAGGAGTCGGTTGGGTTCGGGCTGATTTAGTTCCAAGTCACGATCTGACTTTAGAGATATTAGAGCTTAAAAAAGAGATTGAACGTCTCAAAACTCAGTTAGATGATGAACGAACAAAAGCCCCAGTTGGTACTGAAAAACTGGCTCAGGGTACGGATAATTTTGTTCTAAACTATAAATTTTCGAGCACGACTAGCAAAAGTTATACCTCACATAGCTGGAATGGAGAGCTACACGTAACATGGGATGATATTTTTTATCAACTTTCTCCATTGATGATTCATGAGTCTAATGATAGGCAACTGAAAGAGTCATTGAATATCTATACTAGAAAATTAGGTTTGGTTGAACTCGAAAAAGATAAGGATTTCAGAGGTCATACATTTAGTAGTTTTTATTTGGATGAGGAAGATTTTCAAACTATAAAGGTTCAACTAAGAGCTTTAGGATTAATTAAGAAAAGTGATAAAGTCAGGTCAGTTAAAGATATAGGAACTTATTGGAGTTTGACAGCTTATGGCGATAGTGTCATGAATCGTCTTAGAGCTATACCGTCAGAAGTTGACCCGTTAATATGATTATTTAAGGCTAGAATAATTGCTAATAACAACATTCAGAAAATGAAGCAATGAAGTGAGGAGAATTTTAAATCAAGGTGACTACCACCCCCGCAACAACCCAAACTAACCCGCCATCGTGTTTGGTAACTTACTGATTTTACGTAAGTGATTGATTTGCAGATTGTCCTAATAGTTTTTAAAATCCCTCGGCTTATGGCTGTGCGGGTTCAAGTCCCGCCCCGGGCACCATGGAAACTATTCTAAGTAAAACAAAGTAGTATGAGTATGTCGTTAACCGCCGAGAGGCGGTTTTTTTGTGTCTAAAATTACATTTCATAATATACCTTCATAATATTATTCCCGATCTACTGGTCACCTACCGCTGGAACTATTGCTATTTTTTTAGAGGATAAGGATGGTAGCCGAGTTCTGGTCGCTCAACCTCTAATTATCAATGCGGGTGGATAACCTTCGACACCGCAAAACAATTTAATGCGCGAATATTGGCCTGCGTTGCATTCATGGCATCCTGGTTGATGCGTGTTGTGACCATACGAACGAAACAGATGCAACCACATCAGGTAAGGTTTTAGATTCAAGGGCTGTGCTTGGTCTCAATGGCTGTAATTGGGGGGAGATGTGAACCAGCCTCGAACATAGAAATGGCAGGTACAGATTGCAGAAACTGTAACATAGGCCTGCAGCTTGCAACTGCGGCCAACATTTCTGGAAAAGCTTGCGATTTCTCAGGTTGTGCAGGCATTAGCTGGCGTTAATGTCAGCATCCAAAAAGAAAAAGAATCCAATCATTAGTATTAAGTTATTCTGCAGAAAAGTCGCATTCAAGGTAGCTCGGTTATGGACATAGCAGTGTAAGTAATATAAAAATCCGGGCTTAACTGCCCGGCTTATTTCAATCGTACAACCAGCGGCCTGCTTTGGCCGATTCGATAAGCATAGCAATGGTGAAATCCGGAACTTGAGGAATATCGCTTTTACTGAAAGGATTAAGTAAGTCACTCAATGGGGGTTCTGGCGGATAGTATGTTGTGATAGAAAAACTCCCGCGATCGACACTGAATCTAGTAAAAAAATCATCCATAAGTGCCTGTGCTTCATCATCTTCCAGATGCAGATCTGAATCCAGATCGGTTGCCGGTGTCAGCTCTTTTTTCTTAAAAAGGTAAATCCCATCATGGCTTCTTACCAGTTCGTAAATTCGCTGTTCAAGAGTGTCACTTACCATATTTTATCGTTCCCTCTGGCAATACGGTTGTAATCTCTCAGTGTACACCAAGTGATCTCTGAAACATCAGCAGCCAGAATTATCCATCCAACAACAGGTATGGCACGGCCAGTAAACGCGCTGATTTTTGCAACCATTTTGATTTTCAATGTTGATGGCGGATATCCCCCTATTACGGAAGGTAGGCGCACCCCCCAAGGAAACTTAGCATTCCCAAATACTTTACGGGAGCCACGGGAAGCTAACGAAGTCCCCTCAATGGCATCTCGTGGTTTTGTACGTGTAGGTAATACGTTGAGTCCAGCCACAATGGACACAATCGCCCCAAAATCCTGCACACCCAACTGATTAGCTGTATTTTCGCAGAAAACCATAAACAGCAACTGACTTGCCGTCAGGTTTGAACGACCCGCATAAAAATAGGTATTGTTGAGTTCTTCAACCGTATCCATAACTTTTCCTTGTTATTACCACATTAATTCCTATTCAAGGATATTGGATTTGGATGATTACTCCAAACAATTAGAGTGAGCAAAATTCTGAAAATAGCAGATGAAAGGAGTTGGGTTTTAATTCCCTGCCTATTCATGTGAACCTTAGGAAGATGTCGTTAAAGTAAGGCGTCACTCATGGTTAAGGTGGCACTATTACGGATGAGTACCACTCTTATTATCGACAAGCGAGAGTATGTCACATACCCAGTGCTGTTCTTTTGTGTTCTACTTCAGGAGTCGGTTTTACACCCATAGATCGACGGAACTCGGCTAGAGACATACAGGCACATATCTCCCCATCCTTATTGACGCAAGCAACCTGCGCATAGTCCATTACCCCTAGACCTCCTGAACCACCGGGGTTACCACCTTTTTTAAAAGTGATATATGATTCGACATAAAGTCTGAAAGCCCTCAGCTTCTTGCCATTCTGAATAACTTCATCGAGCAAAATCCCTTTTTTTTCGGAAAAATAGGTTTGCGCCCAGAGATCAAACTTTCCCGGACCAAGAAGACCACCGTATATCAGAACGTGGTGACCATCAAATGGGGACAATGCTTCTTTAGCTTGTTCATAATTTATAAATTTTACTTTTTCATCCGCCAAGTCATCTTTACTTCTCTTGAATTCAATTAATATCCACTTGTTATCTTGTGTAAATATATTGTCACCGGCTCTCTCGTGTTTGCCATCTAATGGGGCTATAGCAGCAGTTTTACTTAAATATTTAACCACGAAATAATATTCAACGGTTTTTTCCCACCATATCATGGTATTCGACGTATTATCTTGCCCGAACAT